AATGAAAATCGGTGTTATGCACGGTGATCCCAGAACTACTCCCGGTGGAGTAGGCAAGGACTATGCTTATTCAATTCGTTGCGAAGTAAAACGTGATGAATGGATTGAGTCTGGAGTAGGGCAGGAAAAGCGACGAGTGGGTCAAACTATTCGTATAAGAACTATTAAAAACAAAACGTATCCACCACAGCAGACAGCTTATCTAGATTTCTATTTCTCTGAAGGTGGAGATCTTGATCCAGGATCATTTGATACAGCAAAAGAAGTAATCTCTCTTGCAATTCTCCACAAGATCGTTGATCGACGTGGTGGTTGGTTGTACTATGGAGAACGAAAGTGGCAAGGTGCAGCCTCTCTCCTAGAGTCAATTAGAGAAGAGATTGATCTAAAAGAAGAACTATCTAAGGCCGTAATGGAAGTTATTAGGACTAAGAAAGTTGTAGAAATAACCGACGATGAAGAGTGAAGGCCAAAAGAATTCTCAGAAACATGAGAAACGTTTAGAGAAAGCACTTGGAGGTAAGCGTACAGCTGCTTCCGGTGCTTTCTGGTCTCGTAAAGGTGATGTTAGAACCCAGGACTTACTTGTAGAACACAAGTGGACTGGTAAAAAATCTTTTACGATTAACTCGGGAGTGCTAAAAAAGATTGTAACCGAAGCAATCTTAGATGGAAGAACGCCGGTTCTAGGATTCCACTTAGACGGTGAAAATTATGTTATCTTAAGTGAAGAAGACTTCTTTGAGATAAGAAACGCACTTCAGGAGAATGATGTACACCCACATACCGGAGAGGTATAGAGAGCCCTCATGGGGCTGGAGATATCGAGCAAAATGCAGAGGTGAGGATGTTGAGATATTCTTTCCTCCTAGAGATAAAAAACTGTATAAGCCAATAGCAGATAAAGCTAAAGGCATATGCTTTGGAAGAGACGGGAGACCACCGTGTCCGGTACGTTTAGAGTGCCTCAAAGAGGCAATTTACAAAGACGAGGAACATGGTATACTTGGTGGAATGTCTCACAGAGAGCGCAATGCTCTAAAGAGAAAATACGAACGAGAAGGCATGACCTTGGAGGAGTGGCTGGCTAATGGCGGAAAAAAAGAAAACAAGTCTGAACAAGTTTCTGGAGACCAGGAAACGAGAGACTAGATTAATTGGTGCAATTGAACGTCACCTTATGGCACGTAAGCCAGAGGATCGACGTCACGATGTATTACACCCAAGCGATCTTGTAAAGAAAGAGTGGTGTGCACTACACGCCTACCATTCTTTAACAGGTAACCATGTCCCAACTATGGAGACACCTAACCTAAGACTTCAATCAATCTTTGATGAGGGTCATGCAATTCACGCTAAGTGGCAGAACTGGCTAAAAGAAATGCAGGTCCTGTACGGACGTTGGACTTGTATCAAATGTGGATTTAAAACTGATAACACGTTGACTCCGGTTTGTAAGGAGCATGGTCCAGATAATTTTGTATACGGAGAAGTTAATTTAATATCTGAGAAACACCGAATCTTTGGTCACACTGATGGCTGGGTAAAGAATTTAGGTGATGATTTTTTAATTGAGATCAAGTCAATTGGTTCAGGAACTATACGGTTTGAGCAACCATCTCTATTGACTGAGGCTAACAATGACTTAGACAGGGCGTGGAGAAATATACGCCAGCCTTTCTATACCCATAGACTTCAGGGGCAGATGTACCTGCATTTAACTCACCTAATGGTTGAGGAGGGCTTGCTGGAGTCTGCTCCTGATGAAATTGTATTCCTGTATGAACTGAAGTTAAATCAGGACTATAAGGAATTTTCGGTCAAATACGACCCAGAGATTACAGCCCCTATCTTTGAGGCTGCACTTGACGTAGCTTGGGCGGTAGACAATAATATTCCACCAGCATGTTCTATAGATCCAGTCAATGGGTGTAAAAGATGCGAATCATTTAAGGAGGCAAAGTGAAAAGCGAAGAAGCAGTGCTTGAACTTAACAAAAGAGGATTCAAGCTTGCAGAAAAACCCGAGGATAGTATTCCTCAGTTACCGGTAGATATTACAGACCTACACGATGACGATCTCATGGCGTTATTTGTTCAACTAACTGCGTGGACAGATCACCTATCTAGTCAGTTAGCCATCGCTATTATTGATGAGAGAGAAGCAGAACGATCTGTTTCACTTGCAGAATCAAAAGCAATGCTCAACTACTGGAAGGGTGCTAGTGGAGATCGAGTTACTGTTATTAAAGCACAGATTGCCGCAGATCCTGTAGTGATTGATTTGCTAAAGAAACAGGATGAGAAGTATGCTTTTCGTAAGATATTAGAAACTATGTATCAAAACGTAGAACGAGACTCAGCTGTAGTATCTAGAGAGTTAACTCGTAGAACGTCTGACAGTGGTTTCAATGCAAGAAAGAGAAGGTTTACAATATGACAAATAAATACACCACTACCAAAAGAAAGTTAACGCATTTTGACATTGTTATGTCTAAAATTAGAGACGCTATAATAAAAGAATCCTCTATACCTGTAGAAATAACAACAGAGATTAATCCTGTCGACAATACTATTATGGTAAAGATTGTTGCTAATGGTTTAGAAAACAATTGGGGAGAGAAGTTTGACATTACAAATTCTGCACATGATGAAAGAATATCAAACTTATCAGAGTTACTAGCTAATATGTTTCAAGAATATATTCCTGAATGCGATAACGATTGCTGCAGTCATGTTAACTATGATCAAATTATTGATGATTTATGTGCAAGAGCCGCTATTCTTTCTTATAACTATACAGGAAACCTAACTGCAGCAGACGTTGAAGCGTTTCTTAATAAAGAAAAAGAAAAAATAGAGTCCATGAGGATGAAGAAACCAAAGTGGGGGCCAAGTGGATCATCAGATGATGAATACAACCGTGTGTATATGAAAAATGGAAAATATACTAGCAACCGAGTTCATTACAGCGGTGAAAGATATGGTGAGGAATGATAGTAGGTCTCAGCGGTTTTGCAAGATCAGGAAAAGATACTGTTGCAAACTTACTCGTAGAAAAGCATGATTTTATTAGAGTAGCGTTTGCTGACCTAATAAGGGAATCACTGCTAATTCTTAATCCATATGTTGGCTCTTTTAGATTGCAAGAGTATGTATTGATTCATGGTTGGGATAATGCAAAAAGTGCTATCCCAGAAATTAGAAGATTGCTACAGGTATTTGGTACAGAAATTGCTCGAGATCTTTATGGAGAATCTTTTTGGTTAGACCAACTTCAACGACGATATGATTTAACTAATCCTAACAAAAATTGGGTTATATCTGATGTTCGTTATGATAACGAAGCACAAATGATTCACGATAACAATGGAGAAGTTTGGAACATTATCCGCCCAGGAGTTGGCCCTGTTAACGAACACTCATCTGATAAAGGTATTACAGATTCCTATATAAACCGTATTATTTTAAATAATGCAGGTTCAAAATTTCTAGAAGACCAGGTATCATCAATGGTTCCAAAAAAAAAGACTTATGGGTTTGAGTTAACTCAAAGGCGAGAGAAAAAATGAAAACGATTACTTTTGGTAATCCGATAGGCAACGGATCTCCCGTAGCTGTTGGCATAGACCAATCCTACGGGGGATTTGCTATTTCAATACTAGAAATACCGCCCCAAGACCAATTTTTTACAGCAGTGGCCAAAAATTCCTCTTTTAAAGGAGTAGAACGATTATCAGAATTAAGAGCATTTTTATTAGAAACTCTTGATGGTCATAATATTCAAGATATTGCTATGGAGGGCTACGCTTACTCAGCTACTATGGGTCACACTATGGGTGAATTAGGTGGTATGGTCAAAATTGCCCTATTTGATACATTTGGTATAAAACCGCTTTTAGTTCCACCAGCAACTTTAAAAAAGTACGTAACTGGCAAAGGGACTGGAATTCAAAAAAATCAAATACTTCTCAATGTTTATAAAAAATGGGGAATAGAGTTTACAGACGATAATGCTGCGGATTCCTACGGTTTAGCTCGTATAGCAGCCGGTATGTCCGAATATACTTATGAAGTAATTGTGTTAAACAGTTTAAAAGATCCTAAATTTCGTTAAACTTTGTTCATGCAAGGTAGAAATCCAGGACACCCTAAAAAACCTAGAAACCCAGGTCACCCTAAAAAAAGGCCTACAGAGGTAAAGGAATCACGAAAAAAGCCACCAAAGGCCAAACGTGGTGTAAAAACTATTAAATACCGTTCTGTAGGATCTAGTTGGGGTAAGGTAGCTGGTGCTGCTCCTTGGGTTGGCGGTCAGTCTTCAGAACTAAACCCAGGTAGTTCAGGGGCTATAACTCGTAGAAGGAACAGCCCTAAATATAAAGCCAGGGGTAAAAAAGTAATACGTCCTAGAATTACAAAACGTTCTGGTAAATAGGACAACTTTGTAAAATTACGACATAATTCTCTCAGAGGGCATACAAATTCGGAACCAAAGGACTAAAAACTGTGAGTGAAATCGATATCAAAAATAATGAAGAAAACTATCTTCGTGTAAGTGCGGGTTCAAACGCACAATCTGTGGGATCAGCAATTGCCCACGCTTTATATGAAAGCCCAACAGTCAAGGTACGTGCTGTAGGAGCTTCTGCTGTAAATCAGGCTGTAAAAGCTATTGCTATTGCAAGAGGTTATGTTGCCCCTAGAGGACTTGACCTTATGTGTAAACCAGGATTTACAACTGTTCCGTCTCGGGACGGGGATATTTCAGCTATCGTATTTACGATCTCTGCTAGTTAATCCTGACAAAAAGTAAAAAAAGATCTATTTTTTATATACCTATCTAGATAGAACGTGAGGTAAAACATGGCCCAAGGAATGGACGATGTTGTAGGAACTGCTTTAGCAGGAATGGCTGCTAATAGTGATCTACGCCAACCAATGGGTACGGATGCTTTGCAGGCATCTGCAGCACCTGCTCTTAGTGGTACTCTTGTACCTAAGAAAAACGTAGCTGCTGGTGATCCTACTGCAATGGCAAAACCATCTCGAGCAAACGTGCCTAATCAGGCTGTTAATCGGAATGGCGCAAGTTATGGTATTCGTGTAAACTATACCGCAAGTACCAGTCCAGAAGCTGGTGCTACCCAAGGAAATGGTAGAATCTTTAAGTCGGCTGTAAACCGTACAAGATTCAACTTTGACAGCGGGGCTGGCAGTTCGTACTAAAATGTAGTATCATAGTTGCCGGCCCAAAAACTTGGGTCGGCAATTTATACTATTGGAGTGCATATGTTGGCTAAGGCCTTGGCAGAATATCGTGAGCAAATGCTCACACGAGTTAAACGTTGTAGTGTTGGCGTTTGGGTTTCCGGTCTTGAACAAGAAGATCAAGAAGCTTTTCAATTAACACTTGAAGATAAATCTTTTTCTACAAAAGATATGTATACAGTCATCTCAAAACTAGGCGCAACATTTAGCATGGAAACTTTGCGTCGTCACCGCAGTGGGGAGTGCACATGCCAGAGCTAAGTGATGCTTTTTCTCAAATCAAAAAAGAAAAAGAAGTTGATACCAAACTTGGTGCAATATCAGAGTTGTTAGAACGCAACGGTATTGACATCACAGAAGTTGGATCAATTTCTAGAGTAAGTCTTTATCAACAAGCAAGCAAAGATGCTGATGGAGAAGTACAAGTAACAGATCTTGTTGGTGTACAGATTAATCCTAAATGGGCTGAAGGTCCTGAATGGCCTGTAATACAACCAGCAGATCCTGTAGTTATTAAAGCAAAGAATCCACCAAAGA